GTAATTCCAGTAGCAGTTTCAACTACAAAATTTCCTTGTCCAACATTTAAAGTTGTTCCATTAAATTTAAGATTTACATCATCTTCTAATTCGCCGTTCGTGCCCACAATAACAATTCTATTATTTGTCAAATCTTCTACATTTGCACTTGCAAATGTACCCTGACTATCAACATCTAATGTTCCCACTATTTGTGTATTGCCCGTTGTTCTACTTACAGTGAAATTTCCTTGCCCAATATTAAATGATGACCCATCAAATGTAAAGTTAGCGTCATCTTCTAATTCGCCATTAATACCGACTATGACGATTCTATTATTTGTCAAGTCTAACACGTTTAAACTTGCTAAACTTGTTTGTCCGGCAGAATAAAAGTCTCCAGTTGCTACATCTACTGTGAAATTACCTTGTCCTATATCGAATGTGACACCATCCATAGTAAAGTTAGCATCGTCTTCTAACTCACCGTCAATGCCCGCTATCGTAATTCTATTATTTGTTAAATCTTTTATATTAGCGGACTCGGCAGTTAACTGTCCTGCTATATATGTATCTCCTGTTGGTCTGTTGACTGTGAAATTTCCTAGTCCAACATTAAAATCTATACCATCGAATGTAAAATTTACATCATCTTCTAGTTCACCATTTGTGCCGACTATAACAATTCTATCATTTGTTAAATCTTCAACATTGACACTTGCTAAAGTTGATTGTCCATCTACATGTAATGTTCCATTAATTAGTGCATCACCTGTGGCGGTAAAATCTTTTACTATTAGATCAGTGCCGCGGGTACTCCAACTATCTAATGTTTCATCCCAAACAAAAAATACATTGTCTTCATCGCCGCGAAATATTTCAAATCCTACGTCTTCGGTAGGGACACCAGTATGGTCATAGTTCATACCTACAATGGGATCCGCAATAAATAAATCTGTCGTATCAATAGTAGTTACGGTTCCGTTAACATCAAGATTTCCTTGAATGATAACATCTCTATTTACCTTTAAATCTCTATTAATCTGAACATCTACTTCTGCAATTACTCTTTCGCCACTTAGAAATAATCTATCACCAAATTTAATTTGTTCTGCCATGCTAATCTTCCAATAATATACGTTGTATGATTGTATTTATCAGTTATAGAACATAAAAAAACCCGGGAGTAACTCCCGGGTTTTAGTTGTTATATTATCTAAATGTATTAGATGAATGCTAGGTTTGATACAGCGATTTTTGAAACGTAATCTGCTGCGTTGCCTAGTGATGATGCTGTGTTTGTTAGCTCAACGTAACCGTAGCGTGTCATGAATGATACTACTGGCTCGAATGATGCTGGATCAACAACAACGCCTGATGACATTAGTGGTACATATGGGCAATAGAATGCTGCTGCATCGATTTCGCCTTGACCTTTGTAGCCTAGAAGTACTGGTGCATCGTCTGCTGCATATGTGTTTACATAGATGCGCATTGTGCCATTTAGAGTACCAACGAATTTTGTATTTGTTGGTGCTTCGAATGTGCCTTCTGTTGTACGTGCAAATGCTGATGTAGTTGCTGACTGTAGCACTGTTAGTGCTGACGGTGATACAACTGCCCAGTTTGCTGCACCGCGACGTGTGCGCTGTGCTACTAGGTTTGCTTGCTGGTTGATTAGCGTTGCTAGAACTGCATGCTTGTCGCCTACGAATGTTGGTGTACCAGTGAATGTCTGTGACATGTCAAATGATGCGCCTTGTGTCGCAAGATTTTCTAGTGAACCTAGAACTTCTTGGTCGATTTCAGCAGTGATTTCCATAGCAAGTGCTGCCATGATTTCTGCTTCAATGTCTAGACCGTGCATTGCATTTGCGTCTTGTGCCGCTTCGAATGTCCAACGTGCTGATAGTTTGCGTGTTTTTGCTTCTACTGTCTGCTTTAGGACTTGGATTGACATACGGTTGCCCGCTGTGCCTTCCATTGATGCTGTTGCTGCTGGTGCGCCGTTTGCGTCACCTGAGTAGTTCTTTGCAATATCAAATGGTGATAGTGCTTCCGCGCCTGCTGTTACGCCTGCTGCTGTGTCTGAATAACGAACACGTAGCGTGTGGATTTGACCTACTGGACCTGTCATTGGCTGAACGCCGATGATTTCGTTTGCAATAACTGTTGGCATAACGCGGCGGATAACTGGTAGGATCACTTTGTTTAGTGTCGCAATGTTACCTGACTGTGTTGCGCCTGCTGTTGCTGACTCGTTAAGAGCAACTTTTGTATTTTCTAGAACTGATGACATTACATCACGCTTTGTTCCTTCTAGACCTTCTAGAAGTGCTTCACGTGTTGTGTCCCAGTTGTTACCTTCAAAAAGATTTTCCATCTTTTTATCTCCTGTAATAAGTGTTTATAGTCCTGCTAATTTCTTTAGCACAACAATATTAGCATCGTCACTTGCTGACGCTTCGGTATCAATAGATACTTCACGGTCACCAGTATGTTCTGTAACTTTGCTTTCAGTTAGGGTTGTTTTTGTTTCTGCTTGCGCAGTAACATTTTCATTTAAAACTGCTGGTAGATACTTCTTAAAAGCAGCCTTTAGTTTTGAAGTTTTTACTGATTCTAATAAATAAGACATTACTCTGAGTTTCTCGCCTGCTAATGGTGATAATAGAGAATCCATCTCAGTCTTACGAGATATACGATCTTCCATTACACGCTGCTTACGTGATGCTTCAGTAATAGCTGCTTCTTTATCAGCAATCATTTCTTCTAGTTCTGCAACTTTTTGCGCAGATTCGTTTAGTTTGCCGTTCATTTTTGCGACTTCAGTGCCTTCATTTAATTGTGAAGACATAAATTCACCTGCAAATGCTTCAAACAACTTGCGACCAAATTCATTTTCTTTGGCTGCAGTGATGTCCTCTTTAAGTGCAGTTAATTCTGAACGTAGAGCATTGGAAATTGTACTTTCTACTAACTCTGCTGAACGTTTAACAAATGACTCTTTTGTTTTCAAAAGTAGTTCTTTGCCTTCTGCTACCATGCGTACTTTAGTTTCTACTAATTCACGCTTGTCATTGTGGAACTCTGCAAGTTCACGTGCTAATTGTTTTGTAACAAATTGCTTAGTTTTATCTAAGTTCTCTGCCACTTTCACACGGTCGTCACGTAGTTCTTTGACTTCGGTTGCAAGTTGAGAAGTAATGAATTTTTCAAGGATTTTAGCGTGTTCAGAAATTGCTTTCTTATACGCAACTCGTTCTGCGATTAGAGATTCGCGGTCAGTTTTAAATTCTTCCATCTCAGCACGGATTGCTGTTTCCAACATATTATCCATTGCTTCAACGATAACACCTTTATCGTGCTCGAATTTCTGTGCGAATTCTTCACGCAACTCGGCTGTAATTTCCTCTCTTGCTTCATTTAGTTTTGCTTCCATAGCCTCAGTAATAGCGGCACCAGCCTCTTCGGATAATGCGCCGGACTCTAGAAGGTTAGCAAGGATTTCGTTTGCCATTGTTGCTTCTCCTGTTAAAGTTTCAATTCACGAATGAATTTAACAATTTGTTCTGATAAGTGCTGTTGCGCAGCCTTATCACTGTGTGCATGTTGTGCGAGTTTCCAAGCTTGGTAACCGCCTTTCATGTTCATCAATCCCTCGTAGATCGCCTTCGGGTACGCCTCAGGTGCACTCGGTTGCGCTACGATATCTACTGTGACAATTTCGAAGTTTTTCACATTTCCACTGTTATCAACTTCACCAGAACCTCTTGATGAGACACCCAAAGTAGCGCCTGATTCGATTAATGTTCTAATGATGTTACCCATGGGTGTAGGAACAATTTTCAATTTGCCATAGCCGTTGGGACCATCCATCCACATATTCTCAATCATATGAGATACACGGTCAACATTTACTGTTAACTCTGGTGGGTGGTCACATTCTCCAAGAACTGGAAAGCCTTCAGAAATTTTCTTCTGGACACTTTCCACTGCTCTTGAGATTTCAGAAACTGGATAAACACGTTGGTTAGCATTTTTAACGCCGCCTTGGACGAAAATACCTTCCATGAACATACTCTTTTCACCATTTTCATTCTCAACGATACGTGATTGCACGCCCGCTTGATTATGAGATAGCGTTTCAATAAGTATTGTCATTGTATTTCTCCTGATCTCTGTGGATTACTTTGCAGGGTTCATTGCTGGTGCAGATTTATTACCTGACACATTAACGTTACCTGTATTCATATCTGTTGCTGCTTCACCTGTGCCGCCTGATGTGTTACCATCATTTGTTTTTACTGGTGCTGCATTTGAATCATCGCCTGGACGCTTTGCGTTTGCATTGACTGTTGATGCTACGTTATCGCCATCATCACCTTCTGATGCTGATACCGGGGTAACATATTCGTTCAACTCTTCATCGTCTACTGACTCTTCTAAGTCTTCATCGTCTGATTCTTCTAGTTCTAGTTCGAATGATTCGTCCATATCTTCATCTGAATCGTCTTCCATGTCCATGTCCATGTCATCTTCTTCATCTGCGTCATCGCCTGCCATAATTTTTTCAAACTCGGCTTCAAGGTCTGCTAATGCACCCTCTAGATCATCAACGCGTGATTCAACATCATCATCTGAGCCTGCATCATCATCACCCATTTCTAGATCATCTAATGCTTCGTCGTCATCCATTTCATCTTCGTCATAAAATTCTTCAGATTCAATTTCTTCTGCATCTGATTCAATTTCTGAAGTTACATCGTCATCTTCTTCAAACGATTCGTCTAGTTCTTCTTCAGACTCGTCTAGGTCCTCAAGGTCTTCTTCTACAACTTCATCACTTTCGTTCAAAAGTTCCTCGTGGATTTGAC